CGAAGGTGCTGGCCGGCGCACGCAACAATCTGGTGGCCACGCCCAAGCTGAACCTTCTGCTGGATGCCGAGGGCAGTGTCCGCGTCGCTGAGGCGATCCGGCGTACCTTTCCCACGGAACCCGTCGACATCATCTGCATCGACCCAATCCGGAACCTCTTTGATGGCGGTCCCGATGGCGGTGGCGAAAATGACAACAGTGCGATGATGTTTTTCCTGAAGGACCGGGTCGAGGTTCTGCGCGATCACATCAATCCCGACTGCGGCGTCATTCTCGCCCACCACACGAAGAAGCTCAGCAAGCAGCAGGTGAAAGACGACCCGTTTCTGGCGCTCTCCGGCGCCAGCGCCCTGCGTGGGTTCTACACCTCCGGCTTGATCTTGCACCGCCCGGACGAGGAAAGCCCGCAGCGCAAGCTGGAGATTGAGCTGCGCAATGGTCCGGCCTTGGCCGCCAAACTGATCGACAAGGTCAAGGGCGAATGGGTTGAGATCAATCCCATGAATGAGCGTCTTGTGCGGGCTGAGATGGGTGCGAGGCAAGATGCTGAACGCGACCGAAAGCGCGATGTAATCCTGGCTATTCTCTTCGCCGAGGCGACAAACGGAAACCTTTATACTTCAACCCAGTTTCGCGAAAAATTTGAGAACCAGCTCGGGCTTGGTAGCCAGTCGACTATTCGTGACCGGATCAATGTGCTGACCACGAAAGGGTACATCCGTTTCGTGCGTGACGGCACGCCCTTTGGCCACCCAATCGTGCGCTCACGGTTCGGTTATCTCTGCGTCGAGGGCATGATTTTCGGCGGTGAGGATCGTGTCGATCCCGACACCGGGGAAGTCCTCTCGGGCACAAAACCGGTCGTGCCAAGCCACTACAAATCGCCGTCAAACGGCATCTGTCTCGAGGTCGAAGACCCCGCGGAATGGCCAATCACGGAGGATGAAAATGACTGATGTTACCACCGCTAAGCGTTGTTCGTCCTCAGGACAAACATGTTCGACCTCCGACGTTGTTCGTCCTGAAGTCAATGAAATCAATGGCTTGACTAAGGTCGAGGACAAACATGTCTGTCCTCTTGTTCGACCTCTGTTCGTCCTAAAAATGAAAGCAATTGCAATGAGTTACCTGAAAATGAGGACGAACAATGGAAGCCCCCATACTACGTATGGGGGGCCAACCCATGGGTTTGGCCCCCATTCCATACGTAGTGGAGTATCCGCGCGCGGGGATCCCGTCTTTCACGCGAGCGATGAATCCGACGACGGCGGCCCGCACCGCCAAGCACATGACCACCGTCGTCTTCCACCTGAGCAGCCACCAGAAAAGGAGACCACCCATGGCTGATACGACTCTCGCTGACGCCAATCTCGGCGCAACCCCGAAAACGACACCACTGACCGAACCGACATGCACGATCCTTGCCCTTGATCTCGGCACGACAACCGGCTGGGCCATCCGTGGCTATGACGGCCTCATCACCAGCGGCACAGTCAGCTTCAAGCCAGGCCGCTACGATGGCGGCGGCATGCGCTACCTGCGCTTCACCAACTGGCTTTCCGAGATCGATCGCCTGTCCGGTCCAATCGAGGCGATCTATTTCGAGGAAGTCCGCCGGCACGCAGGCACCGATGCAGCCCATGTTTTTGGAGGTTTGCTGGCGGTTTTGACCAGCTGGGGTGAGTTGCGCGGTGTGCCGTACCAAGGCGTGCCAGTTGGCACGATCAAGAAATTTTTGACGGGCCAGGGCAATGCGAACAAGCAGGCCATGATCGATGCCGCCCGCAAGCGCGGTTTCAGTCCGGCTGACGACAACGAGGTAGACGCTATCGCGATCTTGCTCTGGGCGATTGAGACGCAGGGAGGGCTGGCCTGATGGGTATGCGCTTCACTCCCAAGGGTTATGGCGGCAATCGCCGTGACCCTGATCAAGTAAAGCGCGATGGCTGGCATGAGCAGCACATGCTTGTGGTCTCGCTCGACGATCATCGGCTCACCTGGCCGGAACGTGAACTGGTTCGCCAGCTGGGCGAGAAACTTTATGGCAAGCTGCCAGCCGTAAGGGAGGTACGTCATGGCCGATGAATGGACACGGGCAATGGTAGCCGACCGGCTGGACCTCGCGGCAGACGTCATGCGGTCGATGCCGCCTGTTCGACCGCAGGGCTATGTCAGCGCTTGGCCGGAATACGTCTCGACTTTTGCCGATCAGGTCGAGCAGGAGCCGCGGATGAAGAAGCCGCTGCCATCACCACGGATGATCACGCAGGCCGACGAGGCGATGCTCTGGTTGCGTTGGGTCGACAAGGACATCGGCCAGATCCTCTGGGCGCGCGCCAACCGCAAGCCCTGGAAAAGGATCAGCTGGCATCAGGGCATCAGCCGGTCAGCGGCCAACCGGCGGCACGAATACGGGCTGGCTGTGATCGTCTGGAAGCTCAACGGCAGAACCGTGCCACGCAAGCGGTCGATGGAGTTTGTGATTGAGCAGACGGTGTGAACCTCGGGCGCCGTACTGGGCTGGCGCGGCGCCCGACCTTGCATCCATCGCTCAAAACCCGTATATACCGATGTATTCACGAGGAGGCCCGTCATGTTCGAAACCCGCATCCGCAAAGTCGGCAACTCGGCCGTCGTTACGCTGTCAGCGGAAATGCTGGCGGCCCTTGATGCCCGCGAAGGGGACACGGTCTACTTGGTGCGTGGCGACGATGGCAGCCTGAAGATCACGCTGCAGAACCCTGAGTTGGCCGCAGCTCTCGCTGCAGCGCAAATCGTCATGGACGAGAACCGTGACATGCTGCAGGCGCTTGCGTGAACCAGCCAGTGTGGGTGCCGTTGCAGGCGGTTCTGATCATCCATGATCGCCAAATTGCGCGCCATGGCGGTGCGTCAGGCATGCGCGATATCCAGCTTCTCGAGGCGGCCCTGGAGCGTCCTCGCAACAAGGCGGCCTATAGAGAGCCGAGCCTTGAGGAAATTGCCGCAGCTTATGCGTTTGGGATTGCGAAGGCGCATGCCTTTGTTGACGGCAACAAGCGGACTGCCTTTGTGACTTCGGCCACGTTTCTGCGTCTGAATGGCTTTGGCCTGCGCTCGGATCCGCTCGACGGCGTTAGGGCGATGGAAGACTTGGCCTCTGGCGTGATTTCCGAGGAAACCTTCGCAGCTTGGCTTTCGAAGTTGATGATCCCTGTCGCCGGTTGATTTCTTGCCGCTCTGTCAACCCCTTTCGTTCGAGCGGGACACTTTTCAGCGGGACATCGGAAGGCGAGACAGATAAAATTTCTAGGGCTATAAAAACGATATACTCGGTGTCGTGTGCGTGGGAGGCAGGGGCTGTGAATGTCATCATCCGCGACCTCGATCAGACCCGCATTCACTTCGAAGCCGCCGTGGCCCGACTGGGTGAACAGGCGGCAACCCGCGCCTTTAATCGCGCGCTGAACAGCGAGGGTAACAAGGTCCGCACCCAGGTGCGCCGTTCCCTTCGTCAACAGACAGGCGCGAAGGCTGCGCTCATCAATCGCGAGACACGCTCGATCCGATCGACGTTCTCGAACCTGACCTACACGATCGAAGCCCGCGGCGACTATCTGGGCCTGTCTCATTTCAGCCCACGGCAGTTTGCCTACGGCGTGCGAGCCAAGCCCTGGGGCCGCTGGCAGCGGTTTGATAGTGCCTTCCTCGTGGGCTCGCTTGCCAACAACGCTTTCGTTCGAGAGGGACGTGCCCGGCTGCCTATCAAGAAGATGTTCGGCCCAGCCATCCCGAAGGAGATGGTGCAGGACGCAACACGCGACGCATTTGAGGCCGCGCAACCCGATGTGCTGGCCGAGGCCACGCGTCAAATTGAGCAGCTTTTGGACGTGTGACGGCCAAGCGGGACAAAAAAGGTGAGTCTTTCCAATGGCAACAAGAAAAGAAAACAGCGGGACATTTATTTGTTGGACCGCGAGTCTTGGCCGCGATAAAACACTTGCAAGGGCCAAATCAGCGTGCTGACCGGCCACGACAGCGACAGACGGGGGACCCCTTGGGTCCCTTCCTAGAGAAAGTTCGATGCGGGGCCGCCGCCTCGCGATATTTGAGCGTTTTTTCTCGTTTCAAAAATCCATTTCGCTTCGTTTCAAAGAGGGTCCGCCTCAATGAAATCAGGGGTTTAGCTCCCGAATTGGCGAAATGCACCCCCCTGAAATCCACTTCGTTTCGCGCAGGTTTTGACACCTGAAACCGCGCAGAACCCCAATAAAATATGGGTGTTTCGCTTTGCGTGAACCGAAATGACCCCCTGCGGTTCGTTTCGGTTCAGCGGGGCGTTGGCCCATGCCCGACAGGATCCCTATGATAGCCCAATCCAAAATCACCCCGCAGGCCTGGCCCGCGGCGCAGGTCGAGATGTGGCAGGTGGCCGATTTGGTTCCCTACGCAAAAAACGCCCGCCAGCATCCGCCGGAGCAGATCGACCAGATCGCGGCCTCGATGGAGCGGTTCGGCTTCACCATCCCGATGCTGGTGGCCGAGGACAGGACGATCATCGCAGGCCACGGCCGGTTGATGGCCGCCGCCCAGTTGGGACTGGCCGAGGTGCCGGTGATGGTGGCGCGCGGCTGGTCCGAAGAGGACCGGCGGCTCTACACGCTCGCCGACAACCGCCTGGCGGAAATTGCCGAGTGGGACCCGGAAATGTTGCGCATCGAGATCGGTGAGCTGCGGGAAGATTTCGGGATCGAGGACATGTCGCTGATCGGCTTCAGCGCCGAGGACCTCGCGGAAATCCTGCCCGATGCGCTGATCGACACCACGGGCGGCCTGACGGACCCCGACGATGTGCCCGAGGTTCCGGAGGCGCCGGTGACGCGCCCCGGTGATGTCTGGCTCTTGGGTAAACACCGGCTGCTCTGCGGCGACAGCACGGTCGCGACCGACGTGCAGAAGGTGCTGGGCGACGTGAAAGCGGATCTCTGCTTTTGTGATCCGCCCTACAACGTGGACTACGCCGGCGGCGTGGGTGCCGAAAAGGCGGGCAAAGGCCGTCGGATCAAGAACGACGCTCTGGGTGATGG